GGTGATGAAGTCGGTGGTGTTCTGACGCTAAGTCCATCGGACGGAACCGTGGCCGACAACGACGAAGCCTACGTTGCGACCAAAGAACTGTTCAAGATTGCATCCGGTAAGCCGATCAGCTTCGAGGCCCTTTGCCAGTTCTCGCAAGCAGCGACCAACGCTGCCAACGTATACGCTGGCCTGATGGATGCGGTCGGTGCCAATGCGATTCAGGACAACGGCGCTGGGCCGAAGTCGAGCTTCAGCGGTGCAGGGTTCTTCGCCAAGGATGGATCAGTCAACTGGCATGTGATCTACTCCGACGGATCGACCCAAACGATCGCGGAACTTACAGCGACCAATAGCCTGAACAAGCAGGCAAACGTGGCAGCCTCGGCAGCCTACCAGCTTTTGGAAATCGACATCATCCCCAAGACTTCGACTTTGGTTGATGTGATTTTCAAGATCAACGGTTCGACCGTTTACAAGATGCTCGATCGTACTTATGCCAACGCAACCGAAACCTCGGCGATGCTTGGAGCAAAGAACGGATCGGCAAACCAGCAAGCTGTCAAGTTCGATGGCGTTGCTTGCAATCAAGCAGTTTAGTTTTTCAGTCCTCGGAGTAGGGGGCGACAGGTTTTTACAAGGGAATTTAGGGATTTAGAACCATGGCAATTGTCAACATGAAAACCCGTCGTCACCAAGAACTGCGACGGTTGTGCGAAGCTGCTCAGCGCGATAACGCTTTCCAGCGTTTCGTGAGCGACTTTCAGGAGATGCTCAAGCAGGATGCAAACGATCTTGCGTCTCGCTGGTCGATTCGGGAGTTGTTCGAGCAGTTCGTACCCGATGGGCGCGAGGCCGTAAACATGCTCCGTCCATCTTCGATGGGTGGATTCCAGATCCAGGAATCTGCTGAACTGGTTGACACGTCGATGTTCGCCAACATCAGCGGACAAATCATGTACACGGCAACCCTGCAAGGGTTCAACGCTCCGGGCCTGATCGGGGATCAGCTTGTCGAGGTCATCCAAACGCAGTTCTCCGGGGAGCGAATCCCAGGAGTCGGTCGCTTGGGTGATGACCTTGATGTGGTCAACGAGGGGCAAGAGTACCCGAACGCAGTGTTGGGCGAAGAATGGATTGATACTCCGGAGACGATCAAGCGTGGTTTGATCCTCAACGTTACCCGCGAGGCGATCTACTTCGACCGAACCGGGGTTCTGTTGCAAGAGTGCGGACGAACCGGGCAGCGAGTCGGTGTGAACCGTGAGAAGCGAATCCTGGACGTTGCCTTGGGAATCTCGACGGTTTACCGAAGGAACGGGGCCGCAGCCGTGGCAACGTATCAAGCCGATAACACGGTCAGCAACACGCTTGCAGACTGGACTTCGTTTGATACCGCGCAGCAAAAGTTCAACGGCATGGTTGACCCGATCACCGGCGAACCGATCAGCGTTGAAATCGACACGGTGGTGGTTCCGAAGGCTCTTGAGACTCTGGCGAACAGGATCGTCAATGCGACGATGACGCGCCAAGGAACCAACAGCGGAAACAACCAGACCTACGTCAACGGGAACAGCGTTGCCGGTGCTCCGAGAGTTCTTTCTGGTCAGTACGTGAAGCAACGAACCAACAGCGATTCGACTTGGTTTGCAGGACGACCAAAGGAAAGCTTCGTCTATATGCAGAACTGGCCTTTGACTGTCACACAAAGCGACGAGAACAGCGAAGTTGGATTCACTCGCGACATTGTTGTTCGGTACAAGGCCTCCGAGCGTGGGGCCGCTGGTGTCCGCGAGCGTTTGACGATGGTCAAAAACACCTAGTAACAATTCTCGTCTTGTCGGTCGAGGGATGGAAACCGCCTTGGGAAACCTGGGCGGTTTTTTTATGTCTGTAGCAAGCGGTCTTTTTTGTTGCTAGAATTTCGCAACGTTGCGTTTATTCATCCCGCAAAACGGAGTACTGCACATGGCCAAAGATGGCAAAGACGAAGCGACAATCGAAGAACGAATGAAGCGACTTGAGGCGGCTGAGGCAGCCTTGAGGGAACGCGAAAAGGCGGTCAAGGAGCAAGAAGAAGCCTTGGCAGCCCAGAAGGATTCGGGTGCCCAAAGACCTATCAGACCCTCGGAGGCTGTGACGTTCGGGGAGGGGTACAAGTTCGAGGTAGGTCCGATTGCAGCCAACACCGGACTACCGCGAAAGGAAATCGAGTGCTGCGACGAGTCCGAGGCACTTCGGTGGTACGTTGCCACGACATCAAGCCCGAAGCACCCTGGAAAGCAAGTCGATCCGGTAGCGTTTCCGTTGCAGGTTAAGTGTCTTGATCCACGGCGAGAGGAAGATCGTAAGATCAGTCTGCGAATCGCCATGATTCGGGCAAAGTCGGAACGTGGCAACGCTTTGACGAAGGAGGAAGAATCGATCCTCGACGGAGCCGAAGCCGAGCGTCTTGGCCTCTAGGTGAGCATGGCTCGAATAGGATAAGGCTCAGGGGTGCGGCATGAGTGTTCTGGACGATCTAAAGACTAGACGGGCCTATGTGGCCTCGCAGCTTGCAGCGATGACGCTAACGAGCGTCGGGGGCAAGCCTAATGCGAATACGGCTGACGGTGGGACTACGGTTGACCACGTTGGCTTTCGCAAGTCGCTTTTAGAAGAACTGAAGATGCTTGACGAAGCGATCCTTCGGGAAGCCGAAGTTCAGGCCGCACTCGACGACGAAGATGGCTCTTGGGAAATCGAATCACAGGTGTACACATGAGGCAGGATATTCTTTCGGTGTCGATTGCTGACGGACAGTCAACCAGCAGCGAGGTTGTGATTCCAGAGGGCCAAAGCCTCGTAGCGATCAGTCTCAACGAGGACGGTTTCGACGGTGCAAACGTTGGCTATGAGGTCAACTATGACGGAACGAATTGGCTGACGGTTTATCAGGCCGATTCGACCACGGCGCACACGACGCTACTGAGTTCGACCAAGCGATACGTGCCGGTCAATTCTGCGATCTTCCTTGCCTCTGGGCGAGGGTACAAGCCCAAGTTGCGGCTCAAAGCAGCCTCGAACCAAACCGGCTCAATTACGATCAACCTTCATTTCCGACAAATCAGGTAGGACACCGTGATAGAAAAAAGCATCATTGAGAATTTTGTTGACAAGTACGGCGACTTTATTTTAGGTTGCATACCAGGCCTTGTGGTAGGTCTGTTGGTTGGCTTGATTTTCGGTTTCTTTGTCTTCTCGGGTGGCAACGTTGCCAGCGAGGATCAGTTAGAACAGGCGAAATTAAAGGCTTTAGAGCTTGAGTACCTTGAGGGCCGTGTGAAGTCGCTAGAAGAAAAAGCCAACAAAGCGATCCAGCAAAAGCCAAGCGGTCAGGCAATACAAGCAGGCCAAGTCGAATCGAAAGAGATCACGATTTTCACCATACCAAACTGCCCACCGTGTGAGAATTGGAAGTCTATTGAGTGGCAACGTTTCCAGGATGCAGGCTGGAAAGTAATGCTTTGCGAGCCACCGCATCACAGCTATACGAGAGCGCCTACATTCGAAATTCAGCGAGGATCTAGGAGATCAACGCACGTTGGGTATCTGTCACTTGAAGCAGCAGAACGGATAGGACTATGACGGTCTTTTTTGCTTACGTCGGATGGTTTTTGGTTTCGTTGGCAATCGCGGATTTCATCGCCGGTGTGTTTCACTGGTGGGAGGATCGGTACCTAACGGCAGAGACTCCGTTTTTGCTCGGGGTTCTAATCGGTGGTCCGAATAAGGCTCACCATGCTGACCCGCTAGGGCTTACCAGGGGAACGTATTGGAGTAGAAACTGGACGACGATCGTACCTTCGATGGTCCCGATGATCGTTTGCCTTTGCGTCCCTGCGTGGCGCGACGGGTGGCTTACTTTTGCCTTGCTGAGTCAGGCGAACGAAGTACATGCTTGGGCACACTCAAAAGGCAAGTGCAGCAGGCTGATCGAAATGATCCAGGAAATAGGTCTGGTGCAAAGTGCCAGGCATCATGGAGGGCATCACAAGGCACCGTTCGAAGTGCGGTACTGCGTGATGACCAACTGGCTGAATCCAGTGTTGGACGCTGTTGGATTTTGGCGACGTTGCGAAAATCTCATAGCTCTAACAGGAATAAAAGTCGTCACATGAATTACGAACCCCTAGTCGAAGAACTTCGAAAGCCTGTTTACGTTGGCACGAGCGATCAGCAAGCAGCAGACATTTGCAACGCTCTGACGGTGCAGGTAAAGCGACTTGTTCCAGTTGTCGAGGTAAAACAGTGGGCAATCGAGGAATCGGTTTACGCTTCGATTGTGATGGGCCAGCAATCTTCTAACGAGCAAATAAAGAAGCTTTGCATTTCGATTGTGGGATGGATCGATGACGTTGGAGGTCGGGTACAAGTTGCAGACTTGGACAAGCAAGCAGCAATCGACATGATGCAGGGCTTGGTCGTTTTTGAGATTGCAACTCAAGCACAGATCGAAAGGCTGAAGTCGCTACGGTTCAAAACGATCAAGTGGACTGAGTCTGTTGGGCTGCCTTATATTGAGCCCGGACACGTTAAGTCAGCTAGGAGGATGATCTAATGGCATTGCCTGATTATTTCAAAGTCGAACAGGGTACTGCGATCGTTTGGGGTGAGGCTGGCGCAAGCGGCGTGACTCACACCCTATCGTTTGATGCACTTGCCAACGGTGCGGCGATCCAGGGAGATTACGCAGACCTCGGAGCGGATTGGGATCAGTGGTATATCGTCTACCCAAGGGTAGAGACCGGAACGGCTCCGACAGCTGGGAACACGGTCGATTTCTACTTGGTCTCGAATTACCAGACCACAGATTGGCCAGCTAAGATGACCGGCTCGGCTGGTGCGTACACGCTCGGGACTGCGGATGCTAATTTGCGGCAAGCTGGTCCAGCGGCAGCGTCTCTAGTGGCTACTGCTGATGCTGATACTGTGCTAATTCAGGCTCCTGTTTTGTGGCGTCCACTGGGTAGGTATGTCGCTCCGATCGCAGACAATAATCTCGGGCAGGCAATCAGAGACGAGGCGACAGCTACCAACAACGGTTCGCGGCTGATTATTATTCCTTACCGTGAGTTCATTAAAGACACTGCGTAAGGCGTTAAAGACGAATGAGCCACTTCAATACGTCCATCCAAACTGGTTTTGCCCGCTCGGCATCGGAGGCGATGTTTCCTCGTCTGTTTCCCGATGTCGGCTGGTGGTGCCCGTCGCTCAATCCTGCGATGGGTGGTACTCGATTGTGGGATCTTTCAGGGGGGCAGAATTGGGGCACCTTGACCAACATGGCCAACGATGATTGGGTGGTCAGCGGTGGCAAGTACGCGTTGGATTTCGACAATACCAACGATCAAGTTGTTATGTCGTCGATACCTGAAATCAGGACAGGGCCGTTTACTGTCTCGCTTTGGTACTACCCTTTTTCCGTGAGCGGAGTAAATCAAATTTTTGCGCAGTGGCTTGCAATTGGTGGGTTCGGTATGATCGGATTCCGGAGCGGATCAGCCTTGGCTTGGCAAATCGGAAATAGAGTGACGACAGCAGCAGTTTTTACGGCTAACACATGGCACCATGTCGTTTGCTTCCGGCAGGAAAACGGTACGTTGCGGGCGATGATTAACGGCGTTTTGGATGCGGGCTCTATTCCGGCCGCAAATCAATCAAGTACCGAGCCTTTTGTTTTGGGCGGGCCGATTAGCGGTGCAGGAACTGGAGCAGGCAATTGTCAGATTGATGATACAAGAATCTATGGTCGAGCCTTGTCTTTTGGTGAGGCTCGTCAGCTATACACGCTCGGTCGCGGCAACATGCCACTGAGGCGCAGGCGAAGGTATGCGGGGCAAGCGGCAGGCGGATTCAAAGGCTATTGGGCTACTCGTCAACATTTAATCGGAAGCGGAGTTTATTGATGTACCGTAAGAACGTCGCGAATCAATACATTTATTTCGCTTTGGTTAGCACTTCGACAGGCACAGGCTTGACTGGTGCCAGCGTGACAGCTTATCGAGCCCTTGATAACGGATCACAAGCGACAGCTACGGGAACGACAAGCGAACTAGGCAACGGTCAATATCGTTTCAACCTTTCACAAGCCGATACTAACGCCGACGAAGGATCGTATTTGTTTGTTGCGACTGGTGCATCTCCCGTTGAAAAGACGGTTGTATTTACGGCAGCGAATCCTAGCGACGGTGCAGCGTTTGGATTGAGTAAGTTTGCAGACATCGAGACGGATACTCAGGATATTCAAAGCAGACTTCCAGCGGCGTTGAATGGCGGTCGCATGGTAAGCAATGCGGAAGTGGTCAGCGATTCGACAATCGCCAAAGAAGCGACTCTCACGAATCGTCCTACCTTAGTGCAGATCGAAGCATCATCGGTATTGGCAAAAGAAGCGACGGTCAATTCTGTCCTAACAGCGATCCAGAACCTAAACAACCTATCTGCAAAGATGAACGTCTATGGGACTCCACTTATGGAGATTCCAGACTCAGGAACGACGACCTATGCATTTACGGTGGTGGTTCGTGATGACGAGGACAAGCTGGTTGCGCTCGACGCATCGCCAACGATTGCAGCGGCAAACGCAGCCGGGACAAGTCGATCGGCAAACCTTTCGGCGGTATCAAATCCTGCGACGGGTCGGTACACGTTCACTTATTCGGTAGCCAGTACGCATCCTGCGGAGAATCTTCGGATCACCATATCGGGGGCAGTGTCCGGTGAGGCTAGGTATGTCGAATGGATTGGATCGGTGGTCGATTACGAAACGATCACAACATTGCTTGCGATTAAGGCTAAGACCGACAACTTGCCAGCAAACCCTGCTGCGGTTTCAGATATCCCAACGGCAAACCAAAACCGCGATGCAGTTTGGAATGCTTCGAGTACGGTCACTTACGTTGACGGGTCGATAGGCGATCGGATCCTCATATCCTCGAATAACAGCAGGGAAGTTCAAGTAAACGGGAACGGTCACGTTGCTGCGGTGTTGCACGATGCTGAGCCAAACTCGATTCCAGAGGATGCTTTCCAGTCCGGTGCTCTTTCGGCGAGGGTGCTGGCAGACGGGGCGATTGATGCTAGTTCGATTGCATCCGGCGCCCTGAACGGTAAGGGTGATTGGTTGACTACCCTGGGTACAAACGCTCCTGCGAATTGGATCAACGCAGCGGCCATTGCAGCATCAGCCCTAAACGGCAAGGGAGATTGGCTAACGACCCTGGGAGCCAACGCACCGGCTGGATGGATCAACGATCCGGCGATTGCCAGCGATGCGGTAACGAAGATCACCGTGAACCTGTTTAAGTACGGGGACGTTCAGCGATGGACTAGCCCAGCGAACCAACTCAACGTAACGATCACGAAGGTGAGCTAGCATGGCAGTCGTTACCACGTTTTGCGAATTCTTTTCATGCTCAGGTGGTGGGCCTGTTATCCCCGGCGATGGGTCGGTACCGAACCTACTTTCTGTCGATTACGAAGGGGACTGGCAGTACATCGAGGGAGTAGAGAATCTCACGTTTTCATTTGGGCCGCAGCGGTACACGACTCAGGTCGTAAGTGGCAACGTTGCCAAGGGGAAACGCTCTGCGCTGAGCGAACGTGATATCGTTATGGCGGCTAGCACGTTCGGCTATGAGCCAGAGGATATGACCTTGGTTGTTTGGGCAGAAACGATCGTTGACACAACTGGATTGATTATCGAACCGAAGATCGGGGACAAGTTCGCAGCGTTTGACTCTGACTGGATCATTAAGTCTATTCGTCGAACTGTTGATCTTTCCGAGTGGCGTTGCATCGTCAGAAAGAGCACCAAGGAAGAATGACCGATATCCTGGCCGAGAACATATCGGACGAGCTTTCACGCATGGCACAGGGCCTAGAGTCGTGTGTTTTTTGGGCGGGGGGGTATGGAATGTTAGTGGCCCAGCACGCAGGGTTTACTTCGAATTTCGATCAAACCAGGGGGCCGGATGGTGTTTGGCCTCCGCATGCGCCGTATACTATTTTGCTGCATGGGCCTCACCCCTTGCTGATTTTGACCGGTGCAATGAAGCGATCGGTCACGCAATCGGGCTCTGAGGGACGCATTGAGGAAATCATGCGTACCGAGGCAAAAATAGGAACATCACTTTTTTACGCACCGTATCAGCAGTTCGGAACTCGCAAGATACCGGCGCGGCCCTTCCTTTGGTTGGAAGGGTCCTAT